AAATGATTATGATGAAGATAATCAATCAGAAATAGAACATTCAGAACAAATCAAATCAAAACAAACAACTTATTAATTAAATGATTCTTTGTCTCTATATCAGTTAATTTTTTTATAATAATCTAACAAAATATAATCTAACAAAATATAATCTAACAAAATATAATCTAACAAAATGACTCTAAAAACTTGGTATTAATATTTATATTGAATAATATTTGTCAACATTAATATATATATTATTTAGATGCTTAATTGTAAATATTGAATATACGATTAATACAATGGTTACAATAAACCAATCTATTTGATCATTTTTTAATTTATTCAATGTATAAATAAATGGTACCCAATGACAAATTACATCATGTGCAATTAATATAAACTTTGGTATTTTTTTTTGAAATTTGCCGTAAAAATTCGTTTTTATATGTAAACAATAAATAGATGCAATTAAAACAAATATATTCAAGGGAAATATTTTTGATCTAAATATTATTGTTAAAATTAACACTGTATTTGTCAAATAATATATCTGACTTTTTAATAATAATCCATAATTCATTCGATATTATATTAATTATATAAATTTTTTATTCGAGATTAATATAATATCGAATGAACCACTCAAATTTAAATATAATGAACGAGACCATTGGATTCAATTCCAATTATATGACAAAATATGATATCTATTTATATTTATTAGACATACACAAAAAAAATTATGAAACAAAATTATTAAATGAAAACTCAAACACTACTAGCGATATCGAATATTTATTTAATTCTAGTGGTTTTAACAATTTATTATCAAATATTAAATATCAAGTTGTTCAAGAATTAGAACTTTTTGATGGTGGCAAATCTATTAACAATTTTGATAATGGACTTATTTTATTAGAATTAAATCCCGAATTAATAGAAGCAAATAAAACTATTAACTCAATCAAAAATATATTTATTAGACGCAAATTAACTACCCAAACAACTACACAATCTACTATTTTGGATATTAGTCATCTAATGACAAAATTTATAAATAATTTATATAATACTAAACCGGAACTTTTTATATTCAAAGATAATTATTTTATAATTAAGATAAATACTTCAATTAATATAATAATCTGCTATCAATCATCTGTATCTAAGACTGATGATTTATTGAATTTATCCAATATTATTGATTATTTGTGTATGAATGATTCTTTCTCATACTTAAAAAATTATCGAATCGATTTTACTAATATTAATTTAGATCAGATAGATTTAAATATAATTATTAATCAGATACGGTCGAAGATTAATACCAAACCTGATCTCAAAACCAATCCAACAGAATTCAATTTGTTGAGTTTTGATAAATTAGCAAAATCTAATAAATTAAGTTGTGTATATTATTTCATAAATACTGAACATATCGAAAAAAAACTTTCCTCATCTGAATTGGTTGAGAATTTGGATGAATTTAAACGTATATCTAAAAATTGGATATCACAATATATATATTTATTAAAAGATGGTTTAGAACATACATCAGTTCAAATAAATCAAATTGGAATAATTGATATAAATAAAATTAAACCAAAATACATTAGAAAAAAAAATAATTCATCCAGATTTTTACTTAATTTTCAGATTATATCAGAGATAGATCTCTACATGCGATGTTTTGATTTATGGTTAAAATCATTATTAGTATTTATTAAGTCGGGATATTTATCTAAAACTGATTCGGTAACTTATAAAGTAAGTAATCTGAATATTATCTTAAATCAGACAATCAAGGAAATGTTTATTCATATGACGAAAACTATTTTAATTACATATTCTGGGTCAAATGATGTTTCTAATATTGATAAATATGTTGAATTATTTTTTAATATATCAGGAATAGATGATTCAACATTTAATATAATAGCCGATCATCTAATGTTTTTAATTAATCCAAAATTATTTATGACAGATATAAAAACTTATTTTCCATCAATCCTATATAAAAAATTAAAATTAAATTTAAATTTTCCACTTGATTTAGAATCGAATGGTAGATTATTTTGTCAGGAATTAATTAAAATACATATCAACCTATATACACACGTATTAAACTATATATATAGTCAAACATACCAAAACTTGTTTGATACACTTTTTAATAATTTATTATCAAATAATTTATTGTCAAATAATTTATTGTCAAATAATTTATTGTCAAAAGATGAACTAACTATCATAATTAAAAAATTATATTTACCTATATTTATAAATGATGATAAATTAATGGGTTTGATTTTTTATTTGTATTTGGACATTAAATTATATGATTTATCATCATATATAAATACTGATACATTTATAATAGATGAAATTAATAAAATATTAGATGATATGATATTAGTAGAATATACAACACTTGATTTAAAGACACATATATTAGATAACCATAAACAATATGTTAGTCATATATATATAATATATGAGAATGTGTTTAATGGATCAATATTAAAAATGATAGATAATAATGAAAAAATAATCCAATTCTATGGTGAAAAAATTAATCAACTTACAAATAAATTCAATAAATGGTTTAATTTAATATAATTATTAATAGTTATATTTTTTCTCATAATGTTTATTATAAATGGATTTTACAAAAGATAAAACACATAATATACATACAAAATATATAAAAAAAAATATACAGAATTATAGTCGAGTGTGTAATGTTAATTATCATTTAATTGATAAATATGAGAAATTATATGATGAATATTTGAATGATTTTAATTTTGGACCAAATAATATTCGACCAAACAATTCTAATCCAATAGAAAATTTTACTGATGATATTAATAATAAATGTTATCGTAATATGTCAATTATTTATGATGATTTAAATGACTTATGTAAAAAAATTGATTATAGAATAAAAGATGCAAATCTTAATATTAATTCAAGAAAAGCACAATCAGATCCTGTTATAAAATCTCTAATAAATAATATGGAACCCAGATTAATTAATAGATGTGATAAATTAAGTAAAAATCTGGATGATTTATTTTTATTATTTTACAATGATTATTCAACGGTTGCAAAACAAATTAAATTAAAAGATTATAAATATATTGTTAGTCAATCGGATGAGGTATTATTTGATAATTTTTTAAATGAAAAAGGAATCAAAACAAAATATCATGCTAAAAATCATACCATAAAAAATAAAATACCAAAGAACAGAACAATTGAAGCATTTGGTATATTTGGTACGGTTAAAAAGATATTTGGAATAATGAAAAGTGTTATGAATTTTTTTGGTATGATTTTTAAATTAATTGGGAAAGTCATGAAATATATAGGACCATTTATTAAAAAAGTATTTTCTTTGGCAAAAAAAGCCTTCATATTTGTTAGGGATAATTTCTTACCAATGATCAAGAGAATAATCCAATTTGTTTGGTCAGCCATTAAACTTATTCCCACATTTATTAGACAAATTATAAAATTATATTTATGGTATTGGGGTGCATGGATTAAAGTTATTAAAAATTTTGTGAGATGTCCATTAATACCTCCAATTATATTTATTCTTATATTTTTTGGTATACAAATTTATATTAAATATATTACTGATCTTCCATTACCAGTTCCACCGATTATTCCTGCAATTTTTGGTCTAATTATAACAATACATCAATTATATTTTAATGGAGATCAAATGTATTCGATACAAAATAAACTAATAAATTATATTGTTCCATTAATTAGACCAAAAACATCAAAAAAAGTTACAGCCAAAGACAATATAATATACATATCTGAAGTAATTTTACCAAAAATATTAAAAAATTTACCGATAATAATAATAATATGTATGATTGTTCCGATTGTTGTTAAATTTTTAATGAAAATTTATATTGATAAATTTACTAAAAAAATATCTAGTCTTCTCTAAAAATATCTAGTCTTTGCTAAAAATTATCTAGTTCTGATTTTAATTTATCATAATATGGTTTCGTTTGAATATCTATTTTTAAATATTTTAATATATGTTCAAACATTATCCACGATGCTAACATATCCGATGGATAATGTATTCCTGCCATTATTCTACGATGTCCAGTATCTTTACTAACTCTAACTAATAAATAAAGTTCATAATCATAATCTGTTTTATTTAATGAATCAAAATATTTTTTAAAATTATAATAGATTAAGGCCCCAAATAAAAATCCTTGTGAGGAATGACCAGATGGAATAGCTGGAGTTTGACCAGCATATGTTATATATGTTTTTATTGGTATTTTTTCAATAAATGATGTTTGTAATGGTCTTGGTCTATTAAATGCCATTTTAATTTCAAGAATAAGTTTATTAAATATTGATAAACTTTTTTCAATTAGAGAATAAGATGGAGCAAACATATTAAATTTATTAATATATTTATCAGATAAATATTTATAATATACTGACCAATTGAATGTATCAAAATCCTCATATTTAAAAAATTCATAATGTGTCGTTGGATATGATTTCGTCGCAGCACATAATAATTTTCCATTAGTTAGCTTTTCTATTGGAGATAATGGAAATAAATATGATGTATAAAAATTTATTAAATTACCATATGACATTTTTGCATCTAATTTACCTCCAATATTTTGAATTATTTGCAAATCATTGCGTGTCATATCTTTTATATATTTTGGATTTAATTTAACTTCTAAAATATTCCCAACAATATTTATTTCTCCTTTGTATATTTTTTTTGATATATCAATCAAACATCTATTATATAATTTAATGTATTTTGTTTCATCAAAAAATTTACTCAACAACGCAATTTCCTCCATATGGTCTTCTGTCATTATTCCATAATTATTATATGGTTCATTTATTAATTTTAATTGTAATTTAGACATTTATATCTATAAAATAAAATAATAAAAATTTCAACGTAAAGAATTTTTTATTATTTTATTAATATAATAAAAAATGAATCTTATTTATATATGTGTTTTTCATCAACGGAATTATATTGAATTATTGAATCTTCTAATTACATCTATTTCTGTAAAAGGTAATATTAACAAAGATACAACAGATATTCTTATTATAACATCTAATTCATTTCAACCACTCATACAAAAAGAATTAGAAACTTTTGATTTACCATTGAATTTTTATATATTAGATTTGCACACATTATTTGAGGCAGGATGTGCTAGACTAAATATTTTCAATTATGATAATATCAATAAGTATAATAATATTATATATTTAGACACGGATATATTAATAAATTCAGATATGAATGTATTATTTAATCTAGATATATCTTCTGAAAAAATATATGCTTTAGAAGAAGGTTATATTGGTCATCAATTTTGGGGATTTCAATTCTTTGATTTTGATAAATATGATAAAAATACATCAGCATTTAGTTCTGGTATATTATTATTTAAAAATAATAAAAGTATAAAATCATTGTTTAATATAATACAAATACATATAACCGATTATATTCTAAATGAAAATAATCTAGTTCCTTCGTGTCTGGATCAACCATTTATTGTATATAATGCAATTTCGCAAAATAAATACGATAATCAATTATTAAAGAACTATGTTGAAAATAATCCATCAATTATTAGTTCTGAAAAGATAATTTACCATTTTCCCGGAACACCTGGTTCATATACTTCTAAATATTCAAAAATGACAGCTTTTTGGACAATTATGAATATGTAGTTTATATGAACAAACAAATAAACAAATAAACAAAAAAGATGAATTTTATTAAATATAAGTATTAAATGTTTAATTAATACTTATATTTAATATGTCAACACCTAAACCATTTAAATCAGCAAATGATATTTCTGAACCAATTAAATCAGCAAATGATTCTGGACCAATCGAGGCTGGACCATTCGAGCCTGGACCAATCGAGGCTAAACCAATCGAGGCTGGACCAATCGAGGCTAAACCAATCGAGGCTGGACCAATCGAGGCTAAACCAATCGAGGCTAAACCAATCGAGGCTGGACCAATCGAGGCTGGACTTAAATCCAAAAAAGTATCATTTGATACAAAAGTTAAAGTTAAAACTATAAAAAAACCTACAACTACTACAACTGATAATGTTCATCATCATATGATTAAATCATTAAAACAATCTGATCCTGATTATATTGGACAGGACGATGAATTAAATGAAGAACATTTAATTATTGAAAAAGATCCAACTGAT